TCAAGAGAATATTTCTCTCACTTTTTGACCCTGTATTTTTTTATGTTCATCAAGTAAATGAGTGTATATATCTAATGTAATTGATATGTTTGCATGTCCTAATCTTTTAGAGATATATTCAATTGGAATCTGTTTACTGATCAAATAAGATGCATGTGTATGACGTAATGCATAAGGTGTAATATCGTCTGAAATACCTATATGCGTTTTTAGCTTTTTAAACGTCTTATTTACTGCAGTATGAGATAACATGAATATTTTATCATCAGAACGCTTAGGGTGTCTTAAAAGATGCTTATTTATCAAAATAACATCATTCTTTGATATTTCTACAACTCTATCTGCATTTTCTGTTTTTGTGCCATGCAAATGGATTGTGCTATCTTTTATATTAATATCTTCATACTTAAGATTATTAACCTCTGAAAATCTTGCACCTGTGATAGCAAGTATATAAAGTATGAGAGAACTCTTTTCATATTTATCTTTTAAGTACTCTAGAACGCTCTCATATTGTTCTATGGTCATATACTTAGCCTGTTCCTTTTTAGCTTCCTTAGTACCCTTAAAATTGATTTTATGAGTAGGGTCTTTCTTTAGATAACCATCGTATACAGCATCTCTTAAACAAGCCTTTAATAAATTATTAACTTTACGCACTGTTTCAGTAACATGACCTTTAGAATAGTTAGTTATAAATTTTTGATATTCTGATCGTGTGATATTTTTTATTAATATATCTTCTCCGAAATGTTCCAGGAATAACTTCAATGCACGTTCATACCAGTAAACTTGTTTGCTTGATAGTTCTAACTTACCGTTAATTTCTAACCAGTCATTATAATAGTCTTTGAATTTCTTATCTTCATGATTCAATGTGCCATCTTCTAATTCTCTTATTACTTGTTGCGCTGCTAATGTTGCCTCAGCTTTTGTTTTAAATCCTGCTTTACGTTTCTTACCACTCTTAAATGATTTATCTTTAATATCATATTGCCATGTAAAACCTGTTTTGTTCGTTCTTTTATAAACTGTAAATGTTGCCATGTGCATAATCCTTTCTTAAAAAAGTGTATAAAAAATAAGCCTGTAAAAATGACAGACTTATATTAAGTTTTATTTTGGTGAAATTTCGTAAACTGCTTTTTCACCACTTAAAAATGGCTCGAACTCTAATTCAAACTTCTTAGGATTACCTACAACTGCGAATCCTTGTTTTCCACTGATAGAACGACCAGCAGATAAGCTATCCATTAAAGTTTCATTGATTGGGTAGTTTTCTAACTTTTTGCCATCTGCATAAGCTGTAACGTCTGTTCCAACTGGAATATCTTCTTTACCATTGTTTGTTATATCCATTTCAACTACCAATACTTTATCTGCTTTCATTTCAGCAAATTGATTACGCTCATCTGTAAAATAAGCTTTAGTAGGTTTGAATTTAACATCTTTCTTTGTAACTTCATCACCAATTTTTAAAGATTTGTTTTCTTCTTTTTTAGTTGTTTCTTGTTTTGTATCTTCTTTCTTAGCTGTATCTGTTGTAGTATCTCCACATGCAGCAAGTAATAATGATGTAGATAATAATGTAGCACCTAAAAATTTGTAGTTCATAGTAAATTCTCCTTTAGATTTTTTTATGATAAAGGCATAAAGCCGAATATCCTTATTAAAATTCTTTAAACATACCAATAACACGACCTATTATTGTAACTTCATCATCATTAGTATAAATTTGTGGTAAATGCATATCATTATTACTCATAGGGATTAATATTATTTTGTCACCATCGAAACTAACTTTCTTAACCGTTGCATCATATCCATTGATTTGAATTACTGCAATTTGACCATTTTCTACAGTAGAGTTAGCATCGACTAAAACTTCAGACCCTTCAGGAAATTCCTTATCCATACTATCTCCAGTCACTTCTAAATAAAAAAGTTCTCGACCAGTTTTATTAATATGAGAAGGTACAAAAGAGTATCTTAAAATTTGTTGTTCTGAATATAATGGGATACCTGCCGAGATTTTTCCTAAAACAGGAATTGATTCAGCAAAAACTCTATTATCTTTTTGTTCGTCTGTAATTTCAGAAGGCATTACTCCAAAATAATCAGCCATTTTTTCAATTTTGTCACGTCTAGGATATTTACTTCCAGATAACCAACTACTCACTGTAGATTCATTTAAATTTAAATCATGCGCCATCATTGTCTGTGTAACACCTTTACGATCTAAAAGATTTTTTATGTTTTTACTTAAAGTAGTTTTAGCCATTTTTATCTCTCCATTTTTTAAATTACTTCTTATTTATATCCCTTGAAATTAATATACTAAAAACTTTACTTTTTGTAAACAGTTTTATCAATTTTTAATAAAAACTTTACCAAAAGTATTGACACTTTACTAAAAGTGAATTATTCTATAGTTAACCTTTCAGAAAGGGGTGACAAAATGAATAACGTTATTGAAACTTTAAGTTTAGAAGCAGCGAGAATTGAGTTTGGTTATACTCAAAATGAAATAGCTGATAAGCTTGGTGTTTCTAGGGTTATGTATCATAACTGGGAAACAGGAAAGGCACTTCCAAAACAAATGGTGATTTATGCATTAGCATATATTTACGGTATCAATGCAGACTTATTGAGACTACCAAAGTAATTTTTTTTGGATGATACTACACTTTAAGTAAAGTCAAGGGGGTACAATCATGAATCTACAAATTGATTTAACGAATCTAGAAACACAGATTAAACAAATCGTCACATCATCTTTTCCTAGAAATGAATACATTGGATTTGCTGATGTAGAAGAATTCATAAAAATAAGTGGAATATCTGACAACGATTTAAAAAAGAAAGTATTTCCTGATAAGGGATTTCAACAATTTGTTTTCAGGTTTGGTAGAGGCAACAAAAGATATGTAAAGGTGCAACCTGCACTTGAGTATATCGAAAGAAATTTATTGATTAAGGAGAGTGAAATAGCATGAATGATCTATGGACAGCTTTCGTAATGTTACTAAACAACATGACGTTCATGGAGTTACTAGGTAGTAGCCTAATTATTACTTGTATGTTCTTGCTTTATTGTGTTGGTTTGTTTAGTGAGGTGAGTTGATGGATAGAGACGCAGAAAAATTTCATCAGATGTTTGACAATCTGTATCCTAGCGAATCCGAGGAAAACTTTTTCAAAGAGTTGGAGGATGAGGCAAAAATCGAAAGATTAAGAGAGAAGGCAGATGATGAATGATAGAGAGTTTGTAATTGCAGTTTATCTATTCGCAGGTTTGATTATCTTTATTTATGTTGCATTAGCTTTAGGATGGTTATTATTTTACGCATAAAAAAACACATACCTTTAGAAGATATGTGCATACGTAAACTCGACACTTACAGTATACACGTTCTTTGCAGGTAAGAAAAGAGGATTATATGAAAGTTTTAGGAAATGGCGCAAGAACCAACCAAATTGAAACAAGACCTATTGAAATCTCAAGAACGAAAGAACGTTACAATCACATGAATTTTACTATTTACAGAGAATTATATTCTGAATATGTTGCAGTAAAAATTATTTGCGACAGAACCTCAGAAATAGTTTTTAGCAGAAATTTATACGATGAAGATTGTTTTGAATTCTTGCATGATGAAGCATTTCATAAAGTGTTAGAACACACAGAAGCACATATAACTGAAATAGATAGACTTTATTCAAAATTATTAGAGTGGAAATTCTAGGAGGATATTATGGATATTTTAGAACAACAATTACTTGATGAACCTATCAAAGAGGGATTTAAGATTGATGACCTGGACACTGCTAACTGGGCTTTTGAAAAAATTGCAGTGATCACAAAGAAACAAGCTGAAATTAATGTACTTGCTGAAAAGAAGATTCAACAGATAAAAGATTGGCAAGATGCTGAAAATAAGATTTATGAAAATGATAAAGCTGGATTAGAGTACATGCTTACTGAATACTATCGAATCAATAAAGAGAAAGATAAGAAATTCAGATTGAGTACACCACTTGGAAAAGTCACATCACGTAAAGGCAATACATCAATCAAGTATCGTGACGAAAGTAAGGTATTAGAACAGCTTAAAGAACGTGGCTTGAATGATTTCATTAGAATCAAAGAAGAAATCAACAAGAAGGACTTAAGTAAAGCATTTCATGTAACTGAAAACGGAAAAGTCATTGATGTTAATGGTGAAGAAATTGAAGGTGCTTATGCTGAAGAAAGTCCTATATCTTACACAGTAAAGGTGGTTGAAACAGAATGACAGAACAAACTCAAGAGGTAGATATTTTGAAACAATTAGGCGTTCAAGACATTGGTAAGACTAACGCAAATAAATATTATAAATTTGCTATTTATGGACGTTCTGGAACAGGTAAGACAACTTTCTTAACTAAAGAAAACAATGCACTTGTGATTGATATTAACGAAGACGGAACAACAGTAACAGAAGATGGTGCTGTAGTTAGTATTAGAAATTATAATCACTTCGCTACTGTCATTAAACAATTGCCTAACATTTTAGAAGCGCTAAGAGCAAATGGAAAACAGATTGACATTGTTGTAATTGAAACAATTCAAAAATTAAGAGACATAACTATTGAGGACATTATGTCAGGCAAAAATAGAAAGCCTACATTTAACGACTGGGGAGAAGCAGCAACTCGAATCATTCATATTTACAGATACATTTCAAAGCTACAAGAACCGTATCAATTTCACTTTGGAATTAGTGGACATGAAGGAATCAATAAAGAAAAGAATGATGAAGGTGGAACAATCAATCCCACTGTAACCATTGAAGCACAGGATCAGATTAGAAAAGCTATTGTAAGTCAGTCGCATGTTCTAGCGAGAATGACGATTGAAGAATCTGATTTAGACGGACAAAAACATTTCAACTATGTATTGAATGCTGAACCAAGTTCATTATTTGAAACAAAAATAAGACATGGACAACATGTAACAATTACCAATAAAAAATTTGTTAATCCATCTATTTCAGATGTAGTAGATGCAATTAGAAACGGAAACTAAAAATAAAAATTAAAAGGACGGTATATAAATTATGAAAATTACAGGAACTACACAACATATCAAGGACACTAACCAAGAGAGATTCTTAAAAGGTGGAGATTATTTGATTGCTGGTGAATACACAGTGAAAGTTAAAGATATTGAGTTTAACGACAAAGAAAATAGATATTTCACTATCGTATTTGAAAATGACGAAGGTAAGCAATATAAACACAATCAATTTGTACCACCATTCAACTTTGATTTTCAAGAAAAACAGTATATCGAATTATTAACTCGATTAGGAATCAAATTAAACTTACCTGATTTAACTTTCGATACTGATCAATTAAAAAATAAAATGGCTAATTTAGTTCTTAATTGGAAGTTTGACGAAGATAAAGGTAAGTATTTCTCACGATACTCATACTTAAAAGTTTGGAACAAAGGTGATGAAGTCGTGAATAAACCAACTCCTAAAACAGATGAGCAAATCAACAAAGAAAATAATGGTGCTACACCAAAGAATGATGATTTTTCTAATGCATCACTACCAACTCCAAACAATAACAATCCATTTAACAACGCAACTACAACTCCTGACTTCTCGGATGACCTTCCTTTCTAATGAGGTGACCTATGACAGAAATTTGGAAAGATGTTGTGGGATATGAAGGGATTTATGAAGTTAGTGATCACGGTAGAGTGAGAACTAAAGAAGGAAAAACGACACATTCAGTTCGACATGGAATGAGAGTGTGGAAATCAAGGGTTTTAAAAGAAAAGAATCCTAATGGTAGAGATGTAAGGGTGTCACTTTGGAAGAACAAAAAAGACACCTCTCATCTTGTCCATAGATTAGTAGCTTACGCATTTATTCCCGAAATACCAGGTAAAACTTGTATCAATCACATTGATGGAAATCCAAGAAATAATCATGTTTCAAATCTTGAATGGTGTAATCATCAAGAAAATAATGAACATGCTTTTATAAACGGTTTGATGAATACAAATATGTCAGTGAAATTGATAAATGATATTGGTATTGAATATGAATTTATTAGTCTTTCTAGAGCAGGTAAATTTTTAGGACGAAATAAAGGTTACCTAAGTGGTTTATTGAACAGGAACAAAAATATCGCCACAAATAAAAATAATGAAAAATTCATAGTAATTAAATTGTAGGTGATTTGATGGCTTTTATTAGCAAGTATCAAAAGAATAATTACGGTTCTTATGACGTTGTTATAAGAGGTGTCCAACTTAAAGAAAATGACAAATTTCTTTTGGATGGTGGTTACAAAGTAAATGTAGATGTGAAAGTTGAGGATTCTAACTTGATAACAGTTCAGCAACGCAAAAAGATATTTGCATTGCTGAATGACATCTATGATTACACAGGACAACCCCAGGAAGATTTAAGGCAAACATTTCAATCATATCTACAAATCATGAATGACTATAAAGAAATTAGCTTATCAGATTGTTCTAAGAAGATTGCAGGGGAATTAATCGAGTTGATTCTAGCGTGGATATTCATGCACAACATTCCATTAAGTTATAAAACGAGTGACTTGATGAAAGAGGATAACAACTTCTTATATCACGCAACTATTAATCGCAAATGTGTTATCTGTGGCAAACCCGATTCAGATCTAGCACATCTAAATACAGTAGGTGCAGGAAGAAACAGAAATGAAATAAATCACTATGGTAACAAAGTATTAGCGTTATGTAGAGAACATCATACAGAACAACACAAGATAGGTATTCAATCATTCAATGATAAATACCATTTACATGATAGTTGGATAGATGTTGATGAAAAACTAAATAAGATGTTGAGAGGTGAAGATGATGGTTAAATCAATATTCCTACAAGATGGAGAAGAAATATTTGTGGATGATGAGGATTATGAAAGGGTTAATGAATATAAATGGACTAAGTATTTTTCAGATGACACTAGAATAATAGCAACAAAAATAAATGGAGAATTATCAAGATTATGCACATTTATATCTGGTAATGCTTATCAAATTTTAAATAACAATGATTTTACTAGAAGTAATTTAACAGACAAAGGAAAAAGAAATAGATGGTCAAGACCACATAAAAACAGTACTTCTAAATACAAAGGTGTTTCTTATTACAAAAGAGATAACAAGTGGACTGTAACTATAGAAGTTGATAATAAAAAGAAATATCTAGGTAGGTATATGAGCGAAGATGAAGCAGCGAGGGTTTACAACAATGCAGTTATTGAATATTGGAGTGGAGAAGGTTTCTTAAACATCATAGGAGAAGATAACAGAGCAAAATAAAACCAATTGAGAGGTGAAACAGTTGAATGAAAACATAGAAATCAGACATGAAACCGGATATGGATTGATTCACAGGAATGTTATGAGGGATAGAAATTTAGATGTAGAAGCTAAAGCAATCTATTCGTATATATCTAGTTTTGCTGGAACAAGTGGACAAGCTTATCCAGGTGTATCTCTCATGTGTGATGAATTGAATATGAGCGAACGAAGATATAAAAAGTATCGTAAGCAATTAGAAGATAGAGGTTACTTAACCATTGAAAGAAAAAGAACTTCTAATGGTTTTAGTAAAAACTTATATACATTACATCATATTCCCGTATCGGTACAAATCGTACCGGTACGAAATGTAACGGTACAAAACGTATCGGTACAAAATGACAGTACTAATAATAACAGTTCTAATATTAACAGTATTAATAATAACAGTAACAATATTAATACTAGCGCATCTAACAATGCGCAAGAGTCACAACTCATTAATGAATTTAATGAATGGTATGAACTATATGATAAGAAGAAAGATAGAAAAGCAGCATTCACTAAATTTAAGACAGCAAGAAAGAAACACTCATTTGAACAAATCATTAATGGTACTAAAGAATATTTAAAAACAATCAATAATAAGCAGTTTCAGAAGTATCCTAAAACATTCTTACACAACGAAAGTTATCTTGAGGATTATTCAGATTCATATGTAGATGCTGAACCATTAACAGGAAATGTTTTTAACGAGTTGAGAAATGAATACAAATGAAGCTATTGATCTAATCGAAATGATAAGTAACGCATATCCACAATCAGCATTTACAAAAGAAAAAGCGAAAGTATGGATAAATGTTCTTGTCAAAGGAGATTACGAGAAAAGCAAAGCTAAACTTGAATATCATTTCATGAACAGTAAATTTCAACCTGTTATTAGTGATTTCTTAGTAGTAAAAGAAATCAATCCATATGAAGAATTTGAGAAACAATTAGAACGAGATAAATCATTAGTTGAAAAAGAAGAAGCAGATCCCGAACTTAGAAAGAAAAGGGACGAAGCAAAAAGGATATTACAAGAAAAATTATCATCACTGTATCAAAGAATGGATGGTGATGGTAATGATTAGTGAAAAATTATTAATGTCAGCATTAATTAAATACCCTGAACTTTATAACAAGTTAGAAGTCAAAGACTTCATGTTTGAAGATACAGAGTATCAAAACGCAATCAAATTATTTAATAAGTTAGGTAAGGCAGATATTAATGAGTTGTATGTAACTGCACAAAAGAGACCTGATGCATTAATGGATGTAGATGAAATTAAGATGTTGAGAAATGAAGAATTTGTATTCAAAAGTCATTTCAAACAATATCAACTGGACGTATTAGAAAACTACAAACAAAAGATTAGAGTTGCAGTAACAACTGCATATGCTAATAATCCATCAAACGAAAACTTACAAGAATTAAATAAAGTTATTGCTTATACGTCTGAATTGAATATTGGGACATCAGATAAGAAAGGTAAGGTACTTTTAGAAATTTTAGAAGGACTTACTAAAGATACTAATACCATTGTAAAAACTGGATTAAAGAACTTAGATAATCAAATTGATGGCTTTGAAACAAGTCAATTGAATATTGTTGGTGGTCGTCCATCAATGGGTAAGACAGCATTCGTTTTAGCAATGGGATTGAATATGGCTAAAGAAAATCACAAAGTTCATTTTGTATCTTTAGAAACGAAAGAAATCAAATTAACTAAACGTATTTTATCTAACTTATCAGGTGTACCACTTTATAAATTCAAAAGAGCAAATATGATGACTACAGATGAAATGATTAAAGTATCAAACAGTGTTGATGAATATGATGTTATGGACTTCCATGTACATGATGATAACAACATAACACCATCAAGAGTTAGAAGTATATTGAACGCTGATAAATCTAAAACAAACATCATGATCATTGACTATGTTCAGTTAATGAATGCTGATGAAAAATTTAAAGATAGACGTTTAGAACTTGAATCAATATCAAGACAACTAAAAATCATAGCAAAAGAAACTGATTCTATCATTATCGCTTTAGCTCAACTTAATCGAGGTGTAGAGCAACGACAAGACAAAAGACCTATGATGAGTGACTTAAAAGAAGCAGGTGGATTAGAGCAAGATGCAGATGTCATTATGATGCTTTACAGAGATGATTACTATAACAAAAATACTGAAGTAGACAACTTTGGGAAATCGGTTGTAGATTGCTTAGTAGTTAAAAATAAAGATGGTTCAACAGGTTCAGTAGAAACTGAATTTTATAAAACAGTACAGAGGTTTTTCTAATGAAACAGATATTCACAGTTGAAGATTACAGAGAACGAGTAAGACAGCTTTATCAAGATGAAGTAAGTCCTTTGGTTAGGGCTTACTACTTAAAGATAGGTGTATCAATCAAAAGTTTGCTAGAACAAAACAAATACTTACTGATTGATGAAGCAGGAGAACAATTTGAGAAAGACTTGTTTGAATTAATCAATAAAAAGAATTGATGAGGTGTCACTAATGAGAATGTCATTAAGTAGAGATCAAGCACGACAACAAAACGTAAAAGAATCAAAAGAACGCAGACTTACAACATTAGAAATTGAAGCAATGTTGAAGAAAAAACATTCTTACAAGAAGGTTAAACCTGTCGAAAGAAAGTTAACAGGTTATGCAGCATATTGCTTCAATTTGCACTATGGGGGATGGAAATCATGAATTTAGTATTATCGCACATTAATTACACAATCGTTGTACATGATGGTAAAACGATGCAAGAACGTGATGTTAAAACCTTTACAAATGAAGTATTAGCATACGAGTTTTTGGAAACACTGGACAGAAAACCTTATACAACATATGGAATAAAACACACTGAAGTATTCAAGAGAGGAGAATAACATGCTGGATATTTTCATCATCACATTATTTGTTTGTGGAAGTTTGATAATGATCGCAATCACATTAGTAATCATAGCAGCATTATATAAAGCAATTAAAGAGGAGATGAAGAAAAATGATTAATATGACTACAGATTTATTCAATAAGTTTAGTGAACAACAGCATATCATTGACTACACAATTCAAGAAAAACATGGCATATCAGACTTAGAGTGGAAGTTAGTTCTAACTGATAACCATTATATTGCTTTGAAAGTAGAAAAGGCAGAGTTCATTAATGAATGTTATGACATTTGGAAATATTGGAAAACAAAAGAGATTGATAAAACAAAACTTTTAGATGAAGCAGCTGATGTAATACATTTCTTGCACTTACTGATAAATAAATCAAAACCTAGAAGCAATTCTGATTTTGTTAGCAGCATAAACAGAATGCAATCAGATTTATATTTTGAATTAAGTACAGATAATTTAAGAAGAACTACTTTACCTGCAATATTAAATATATTTTTGAATTCTGAAAGCTTGAATAAAACTTATGCATTGTTGTTGATTATCCTGGATCACTACGGATTCACTTTAGAAGATATTGAAAAAGCTTATGACATTAAAAATCAAATCAATCATGAGAGGCAGGCAGGTAATTACTAATGAAACCAAACTATTTAAAAGCATTTCATAATTCGGTAAAAAAGTCACTTATGCAAATAAAAATAAAAAATAAGATGGAGGACAAATAAATGTTTAAAACGGGCGATAAAGTACGAGTTGCAATTAATGTAGATCACGTAATCGAAGGAGAAGTTACAACTGTGACAGATGAATATGTATTTGTTGATGGCGCACCATACTCACCTAGAGAAGTCGCATGGATTCCTGAAACAAAAAAGACATTTGATTCACCCGGAATGTTGAAAGTCATTCGACCTAATGGAGAGGAAGATTACATTGAAGGTTTCCCAACTGAAATACCTGACGATGATTCACAGTTCACTCAATTAGACCCCAGCGAACATGGACTTGCTACTACAAATGAGAAAGTACCTGTAGAAGAAAAATTTGATATTCAACAATCAGATAATGTTGAAGTTCTCAGAACACAAGCAAAATATCATCTTGAACAATCATTAGCTTGTTTAGAACGAATTGATGAGTTAGAAGAAAATGGCGATAACTAACTTTGAAATTAGGTATAGCGATGTGAAAGGTTTTGAAAAGCCTATGCCATCGCCTAGACCACGATTCAGAAATGCAGGTAAATTTGTTCAAACCTATATGCCGACAAGCTACACGAAACATAAAGAGTTTATTCAGAAACAAATGCCTAAACTGATGACAGATAAGTCATTAAAAATCACATTACTTTTTGAGTTACCAATGGCGCAATCTTGGAGTAATAAGAAGAAATCACAGTTATTGAAACAACCACATACTGCAAAGCCTGACATTGATAATTTACTTAAGACAGTGCTTGATGCAGCAAATGGACATGTATGGATTGATGATGGTCAAGTATTCGAGTTACACACTAAGAAAATATATTCTGATACACCAAAAATTAAAATTAAACTGGAGGAATTGTGATGTCTCTAAAATTCAATTTAAAAGAATTGATGAAGATAAGAGGGATAACTCTTTCTGAACTATCTAAAGAAACAGGTTTATCAATCAATACACTTAGTCTTTTATCTACTGGTAAAACTCAAGGAATACAATTTGATACCTTAGATAAAATTATGACTGTTTTGAATTGCTCGGTAGGAACATTAATTACAGAAGATAATGAGAAATCGAAATTACTACATCAAATAAATAAATTAGAAGCTGAAAAAGAAGAAATTGAAGAAAAACTAATTACATTAAAACAAAAATTGGAGGAATTATAACATGACAACAATGAGAGATATTGATTTAGCAAAGGATTTAGTAATTAAGACATTCGGAATTAACACGGTAGATGTATCACTAAGACGATTCATGGTAGAAGATACTAAAGTTCAAGTGATTTTAAAGTATGCAAAGTTCAAAGTAACGTTTGATATTCGTGAAAAGAAAGTGATCCATAAGTTTGATGGTGAATTTGATTCTGAAACTTTCCAGAATTTAATGGAAAAGGCTGATTACATCAGAAATGAATTGTATGAAAATCCTGAAGATGATGACCAATTAAGTATCGACGATTTAGAGAGCGATACAGAGCAAGTAACAGCAGAAGGTACAAATACATTAGAAGCTAAAACAAGCGATGACACATTAGAAGAATTATCAAATAATGACGTGTTTGAAGAAGTAGAGAAATAAATGATCAAAGCCCGTTTAAATACGGGTTTTATTTTAACTAAATATCACATTTTGGAGGTACGACATGGTAGGCAGACCTAAAAAATATACAAAATTAGAAGAAATGACGATTGAAGAGATACATGAAAAAACTAAAGATTATAAAGCAGTAAAGAAACAAGCAGAGAAGTTAGGTGTTTCTCTTGCTGAATGGAATGCTTTTAAATATAAACCTGGAAATAAAGAGAAATTAAATGAATTGAAGAAGGCAGAACAAAAGAAACAGTCTGATTTAGAGTTAGGTATTGAGGTTGCAGATGCACCTGTAATTAAAACTATACCAGTTGAAGAAACTAAAACTGAATCAGTAATTGAAGTATCAGAAACAGTTGATAAAGCACAATATGATGAACTTGAAGATAGATTTAAAGAATTGAAAAGATGTTATGTCGCAGTTGGTGAAATGCATGAAGCAGATAAGAAAGAACTTGATAAACAAAAGAAAGAAAATGAACGCTTAAGAGATCAGATTGAACGATTAAAGAAAAATAAAGCTGAAGCAGAAGAACAGCAGAAGAAATCTACAAGTGAATTAAATGAACGTTCACGAAAAGCAGAAAACTTGATGCGTGCAGCTGAAACAAGGGTAGCTCAACTTCAAAAACAAGTAGATGAGCAAAATGAAATCATTAAGAAGAAAAACGAAACAATTCAATTCAATGTATCGAACGCACTGAAGATTGAGGAAGTACAAACAGAGTTAGAACAGGAACGTGCTGAAGAAGTTGCAAGTTATGAACAGGCACTTAAGCAGTTAGAACAAGAAATACAACAAATAGGTACTGAACGTGATGACTGGAAAGGTAAATATTTAGACCTAGACAACGCATATAGAGCATTAGAAGAAGAAAGTAAAGCTAATGTTACTGTTATCAATCCACCTTCACATTATGCGCCATCAGGAACAGGAACTGATGTAATTGGATTTCTGGAAAATCAATTCAGTTATGAAGCTTATAAAGGGTTCATGGTTGGTAACATCATCAAATATGCTACTCGTACTGGTAGAAAAGATGAAGAAATTCAAGAGTTACGCAAGATAAGTGATTACGCTAATCGTATGATCCAACACTTACAACAAAGTGATGTAGTTGATGCAGGATGATATTTCTTGAGTTAGACAGTTGGAAACGACTCTTTAATGTATATGCATATAAGAATTGGCAGACATCTTACAAAGATAAACGCTACGGAAATGTATTTTATACAGTTGAGAATGGCACGTATTTAACGCTGGATGTAGCGAATGAAGTTTATGTCGAGGAATTCAAAACAGCTCAAGAAATGCGTTTATTCTACGGAGAAGATGTACATGAACAACTAACTTTATTTTAGGAGGAAATAACATGGTTGAGAATTTCAGAGAAGTAAGTCGAATGCTCGAAAATATGATTAACGAAGGTAATCACAAAGAAGGTACGTATAAAGGTTTTAAGTATGAAATTATTAGAATGCCTCACGCTGGTCATCTATGTGGATATATTTATTTCGATAAAAAAGCTACTGAAGAAGAGTTTGAGATTATGGATTACAATTTCCACGGTGGTGTTACCTGGGGATATGACGGAGAACCGAACAAAGGTAAGTATGGTTTCGATTGCGCACATGGTGGAGATTACAGTCCTTTAGATGTATTTGGAGGAATGAGATTGTTTGAATATGCCACATATAAAGATATGAAGTATGTAGAGAATAATATTATCGAAGTTATTAATAAGTTGAGGGAAGTGGATTGATGTTATTCGCAACAGTAAAGAAACCGTTGAGAATTGGTGAAACTTATATTGTCGAAACTGAAGATGTAAAGAAATGCAAAGCTATGTTAGTGGAAATATATAAAGATTTTGATATAGAACGATCACCTTATCAAACTGAGTATGTATACAGGTTTGAAAAGTATAACGGATTTATATTTGCTATTACAGAACGTACAAGAGACGTTGTTATTGAGGAGGTACAGGGATGAAGATTAAACAACGAAAGTATTTGAGTGAGAAAGAAGCGTTGAATTGGTTGGTGGATAATAGTGAAACTCTTTTAGGTATTGAATTTGAAAAAAATGCTTATGGAGATAAATTTTTTGGGTGTGATTTTAGGTATGATGAACGACTAGGTAGGACTGAAGATGGTCGTTATTGCATCACAGAAGAATTAGAGGTTACGGAGGATACGGTGTTACCAAGATTAGCTTGTGTTCATTCTAAAACTAATAACATTTCATGTTATAACGATATATCACTTAAAAGGGTAATGGGGTTAGCAAGGTTCGACTTTATTAATTACAAACTCATCTACCTCCAAAACCCAGACGGTTCAATCGGTGAGTTGATATGGACGAAGCAAAAAGGAATGGTGGATTAGATGATACATCTTACAGATGAAGAATACGAAAATTTATTACGCCAAATTGATGAGAAAACAGAATGTATTGCTTTATATGCTAAAGAAAATAATGAACAAAAACAACGTGCTGATGAACTGAAGAAACAAAATGACATTTTGAAGCACAATATCAGAGTTGAACTTGATTCTAGTAGAAACATGTATATCAGTATGTGTGAGGAAAAACAACGTGCTGATCGTGCTGAAAAGCGTTGGAGTGAGTTGAAGGAACATTTCATCAAACAAAAAGAACAATCTTTCGGTATTTTAAGTTGGTCAAGAAACAATGGAATGTTAGAACTTATGGGGAAATTAGAGGAGGATGGCGAGTGAATAAAGATGAATTTGAAGAAGAAACAATCTTTTTTACGATAATTATGCTGATTATATTATTTAGTTGGCTGGCATATCAAATGTTTCATGGCATATGTATGGTTTTCGGATTGTAGAAGGAGGATGGCGAGTGATTGATTTAATTATCAATATATTAAACAGTAAGATTGTGCATGGAATAATAGCTGGTATTAGCTTATGCATGGTTTACGAAGGTATTCGAGATGGTGATAAATATAAGATTATTTTATTTTCGGTAATAGGTTGGATATTCTTACAATCTGTATTTGGGTTAGCGACAGTGAAGTTAAGTAATCCATTTAAGTAGTTAACATCCGTCAAACGTCCGTTCAATCGGACGATGGAATAAAAGTATTATTGGAGGAAATTATGGCACATATAGAACAATTTAATGAACCTTATACACAAGAACAGTTAAATACATGGAAGGTTGAAACTTTTGATAAATTACTTTGGGTTTTAGATGAAACGGAAATTACATTAATTGAAAATGAATATAACGATGACTTTAAATTTGATTTTGAAAAACTATATTACAAGTTGTTAAGGATAGCAGATGAATTTCATGGAAAATGTATAACCGAAGAATTGAAAAAGAAGGGTTTAGAATGAAATTAAACTTTTATCGCAACTATTCGGAAATATCGAATAGTTGCTCGAAAGTTACTAGAAAACTACTAGAAACGTGTACTAAACACTTTGTGAGTGACATCAATGTCAGTCGCAAATTCTAAAGTGGTCGAATTCGACTAGTTTAAATCACAAGGAGGAAATGAGAATGGAAACAATCGAACTCATAATTGATAAAAATCAAATTGAAGCAATTCTTAATGGTGAACGTATTGAAAATGAAATTGACGGTATTAAATATGTTATTCGA